TGATACCCTTGCCTTAAAATCTCTTCAATAAATCTTTTATGCTCTTTTATCATTAAAGGCTCGCCGCCGGCAAAGTACACCTGTTTGAGATTAGGAATTTGGGCATTCATATCTTCCCAAAATGAAGATTTTTCGTGCCATTTGTTATCAAAACTGCTTTTATCGAACTGCATTTGCTGTGTTACGTTAGGATCTTTCAGTTTATTCATTAGTTTAGAATGGTCCTGTAACCATCTAGAACTATCGTGAGGCGAGCACATTACACATTTGATATTGCAAGTGTGCCCAAGTCGGAGATCAAGATATTTTAAATGTTCAGGAACAGTTCCGTCTTCTTGCGTTTGTTTTATTAATTCGGGAATATCTACATCGTCATAGTGCCACGTCATTGTTTCCCAAACTCGTTTTGAGACCACTCCTTTTGATTCTTCCCGAAAACACTTTGTACAAGATTTTGGAACTTCACCTGCTAGCATGGTTCTACGAACGCTCTTCATGTACTCATTGTTCCAGGCACTCATTGGAGTGTCTGTTCCAAAGTTAGCGGGCCTGCCATTTTCGTTTTTTACTAGTCCAACTTCGTGATCGCTCCCTGCACCGCTTGCATTAGCAGAACAACACAGTCTCATGTCTCCGTTAGGTCTGGTTGCAAAATGTATCCAGGGAAGGATACAATAAGTAGACGACCCTGAGACTTCGCTTATTTGATTTTGCAAATCCGTTAAACTGGTGTTTTTTAAATTATTCACTTTTAAATCCAATTGTCTGCATGAACTGGTCCTTGGGCTGAGGAGCATTTATATTTTTGCCGCAGGTTCTTGCACAGGTTAACAGTTTTTTTGGTCCCCAATAGTCTTCCCAGGCAGTCTGCCAAGAATCCGAGTCAATAATATCCTTTATAGAACGACATAATGCATTAGTGTTACCCAGTGTTTTCTTTAAATCCTTGTATTGTTCTAAAACATCTTTTCTATACTCTTCTATTATATCCCCTTTAGGAGAATATGTATAAGGTGCACTTGCTAAAAAACAACAGGGAAATACATTTCTCTGTGCATCAATAAAAATTTCTCTTGTCCGTTTAACATAACAGTCAATTTCATTATCTTTCAGTATTGATCTATAATTGTCTACCATTTCTTGAGATATATATCCTGTGCCAGAGCTTGTAGGTTGTTCTAGACTGTAAACAGTTTCGCCGTTTTTGTTGTATACGTCAAACTTTGGTTTTCCGATAAATCTGCTTGTGTTTTTTTCTGTAAACAAATAAAATCCAAGACGGTTTGCTGTTTTTTTAGCTTCATCGACTTGATGCTCATTGTGTTTAAATTTAATAAAGCACCATTCAGCTGTGCCTCCGTTTTTGATAAATGCAATTGCATTTTCAATTATCTTATTATAACTTGTGCCTATTCTGTATAAAGAATGTGTATCCTCCAGCCCATCTATAGCAAAAATAACTTTGTGAGTTTTTGGCATAGTCTTTGCTAGTTTTGCCCACCATTTGGTTGTTCTTGCACTGCCGTTTGTGTGTATTCTGATATTTAATTGAGGATTAACATTGGCAGAGTAATCTATCATTTCTATTAGATCGTCGTTTATAATCGGGTCGCCGAAATTACCGCACATATAATATCCGTTAATCTGATTTAAAACTTCTGCCGTTGCAATCTTTTTAAAATCTTCCAAACTCCAGTCTGTCAATTTTAACAGCGGATTTTTTATTCCTCCGTGATAATTTCTAATACACATAGGGCACTTAGCCTGACACCTGCTAGTGATTTCAAAGTGGATATCTTTTAGGTCTTGGTAATAAAACATAAATTTACAAAGGAAAAACGTTAATTATTTATTGTACTTTTTTGTAATTGTGACTCTCTCATTAAGACTTTGTGCCAATTATCATCCATCTATTATAAAGAGGAAACTTTTTAGATCCAGCCCATTTAACTTTTATCTGAGATTGATCTATAAATTCATCAAGGCTACGAGCTACTCTTACATGTTCTTTTATTTTATAATCATTACTTTGTAGTATTATTAATTGTTCATTAAGATTATCAAGCCAATTTTCGTATTGAGATTGTTTAAGATGCTCAGTGCTTGTGTTGATTGCAATATCAAAAACTTTTCTGTATTTAAAATTTGTCATATCTTCTGTAACAGATAGAAATTTTCCTTGCATTTCATATCTTTTATTAATTGTATTAGCAATTTTTTCACAAGCAGGGTCTATATCAACAGACGTAATACTTTTTACGGGTATACCAGAATTAAATATCAATGCTGCTAAGACTCCGTTCCAACCGCCATGTATAACAATATTGTTTGGTTTATTATCAACATACCTCTGTAAATTTTCTATCAACCAGATTTTTGAATGTACTTGACCTTTCCAGAAACTTTCAAGAGTTCTATATCTATTATCTGAATTGCGTATAGCATCCATCCAAAAAAGTACATCTTCTATGTCAACCTTCATATTTTGCCTTTGGTATTTTTGAATCTGCTGAACTCACACAAGTGGGCGTAATGCATTTTTGCGGAGATTTAAATAGATCAAAACCGTCCTCTATAGTTCCAAGAGGTTGATCATGACAGGAATAAGCACGTTTGATCTCCCCTCCAGGCTCTCTTATTATACAGCTTTGATATCCAGCATTACATTGCCAACCTTTAAATTTGTTGAAACCAAATGCGTTTAATCTTTCTGCTTGATCCAAATCATACCAGACACCTTGATTATCTTGCAAACTCATTTGGGCTGCTTGCTCTCCGTTTACATGCTGCGGAAATCCTGTTTGCATTTTATCTATCTGTGCCTGAGTATAGTCTTCCACAATAAAACTTGCTGTAGGGTCGCTTTGAGGCTTCAGCGTGACGTTTATGCCCCTCTCTGCAAACCTTGCACATCTGTCGTAATATTCATCAAACAGTTCAGGAACCATTACTTGGTTAATCGTTAGCAAAACACCCTTTTTCATTAACTGTAGACATTTGTCTCCGAATTCCTGTTCGTTAGCAAACTCTGCATGAAAACTAGCGGTAATACTTCTTCGTTGCAAGCACTGTGTAATGTCTAACCATTCTCTCCACCATTTAGGCCCAGGTGATAGATTCGTAGTCATATGTATGCTTTGATATTTTGCATTAGGATCATCAGCATAATATTCTATCAGTTTGAGAAAATGTTTATAGGCAGTAGGTTCGCCTCCTGAGAATGAAAAATGAAAGTTTTTAAATCCATTATTCCTTGCCTGTCTTTTAATTTCATTAACAATATTGCAATATGTTTGCAAAGATCTATGATCTGGTGTAGAAGAACGAGCATACGGCCAACAATAAGAACAGGCATAATTGCAAAATCGTGCTAATATCCAGGACACAGAAAAGAGGTCGGTGTCAAGTAAGGTTTTTTGTCCTAGTCGAATAATTTTATCAAACGGAATATTTTGAAAATTGTTCATATAACCAATCAAAATCATTTATTTTAGATAATTCGTTTAAATTATCTTTGTTTTCTTGACCAAACTTTTTACCTGCTTTTGCTCCTTTGATAGTATCTATTCCAAAAGGTTTATTTGTTCCTACATTGCACCATATATCTAATCTTTTCTGTGTTTCCACGTCGTTTTGCCTATGTATTGTTTTACTTGCTAGTTTTGCACACTCTCGAAAACCGCTTTTCCATGCATTAAACGAATCTGTGTTAAAAGCAGTAATATTTGATATTTCTGGCATTGCCATGAAATGACAAGATATAGAAGTAGTAACATCGCAACTAGAATTTTTTTCTTGAATTTTTTTACAAAGATTTGTAGGCAAGAGTTTTACGCCACCATATCCATATATTAACCCATTTACAGGATTTTTTGATCTCCACACATAAACAGTGTCTTCTCTTATATCTCTATAAGCAGGATTAATAAAAAAATCAAACTCACCGACGATTTCTGAATCTGCATCTACTACCCAAAACATTTTGGTAAAACATTTTTTTGCTGCTTTTTTGTGAGCTTCGTGTATTCCTTTTACACCGTCTACTCGCTTTGCATTAGGAAACCTCTGTTTTAGACTTTCCCAGTTTTTGTCTGCGTTTGGTTCATTATAAGAAATAAAAACTATATCATACATAACTTATTTTAACACGTCTTTAAAGTATTTTCAAATATTTTTTCTAGTTTAACAGCAACCTGACGATGTATATCAGCACCGTCGTGTATTAAATCTCTTGCTTTACCAGTGTCTTGAATTTTTATAACATGCAGATCTTTATAATTATTTTCAAAATCACCCTGCCAACTCCAATTTAAAACTGGAACTCCTAAATTTTTCCATAACAAATTTACAGCAGTATAACAAGCATAATTGCT